GGCGTAGGTCTTGCCCGCGTTGTCGGTGCCGACCCCCGTCAGCGGGTGGGCCACCCCGGCCTCGATGGCGCGCTTCAGGCGCTCGGCCAGCTTCCGGCCGCTGGCGGTGTCGGGCAGCGCCACCCCCATCCCCTCCGGGCGGTCGACTCCGTCGTAGAAGGGGCGGACCACGATGCTCGGCGCGGGAAGGTCCGGCCGGTCGGTCTCGGGGGTGATCTCTACGCGGTTCAGGGTGGCGGTCATCGGTAGCTCCTCGGTTCGGGTCTGGCGTCCCGTCCCCGCCTATGAACCATCACGGGCGGGGATGATCAAGCGGATTGTGATTTCTTGATCACACGCTTCGCGAACGGGGCGAGGTAGTGGTCCCGCACGTAGTCCAGCGGCGCATTCTGCAGCACGTCCTCGGGCACGCGGAGCCGGTGCGTGAAGCCGCCATGCTGTAGTTCGAAGATCACGACCTCCGGGTAGCGCTCACGCAGCGCGTCGCGGCCGGTGCCGAGCATCGGAGCCAAGGCGCCAGCGAGTTGATGATCTTGAAGTCGGGCCATTGCGGTGTCCTTTCGGGTTGCAGTCATACAGGGCGTAGATCAGCGCGAGGTCGATCTTGGCGCGCTTCCGCACGTTCTCCGGGCCGGGGATGACCCGCAGGTTCGTCTCGACGTGGAGGCCGCAGATGCCCTTCCCCTGGAGGGGCACGATGTGGTCGACGTGGTAGGGCCCGCCCGTCTCTTCCGTGAGCCGCCGCGCCTCCTCGTAGAAGGCCTGGATGGCCAGCATGTCGGCCCAGGGCGGGATGGCGCTCAGTTCGGCCGCACGCCGCTTGCTGGCGTAGCTGGCGCACACGTCGAGGTTCGCGAGGCGCCAGTTCCGGGCCACCTCGTAACGCTTCTCGGGATGGGCGTCGTACCAAGCCTTCCCGCGCGCCGCGCGCTTGCCGGGGTTGCGCTCATCGAAGCGGCGATCATATGCCTTCTGACGTTCGGGATGCTCCAGGCGCATGCGGCGCTGCCGCTCGCGGGCAGGTTCGGGGTCGACCGCGTGGGCTTCCCGGCGCTCCTCATTCCAACGCTCGCCGTGGCGGGCTCGGGACCGCTTCATGGCCTCTCGGTTGTAGCGCTTCCGGTGCTCCTCTGGCGTCTCGCCGGGGCGGGGCTGCAGGGCCTCCCACTCTTCCTGGGTGAGCGCACCGTTCTTCGCGGGGCCTTTGCCCTTCCCGCGCTTGCGGTCGTTCTTCGGACGCCTGGCGCGATAGATGGCCTGCTTCTCGCGGCCATACCTGCGCTGGAAATCCTCTTCGGTTTCGCCCTCCTGGCGAGGGGCGATGGGCAGTTTGTCCATGCACCACGGATGGCATCGGACAATTCATAACGCAAGAGGCCCCAGCGTGAACTGGGGCCTCACGCGCTCAAGTATAGAGCAAGTAGCCGCTAGACTACGTCGGGAATGACGACCGCCCATTCTGGACGAATGAAGAGGTAGCCATATAAAACGTCGAGCCTAGTAAGCAACTGATCAGTCCCGGGCATGTAGGCGGTCAGCATCCGCATCCGCACGCCGTCGAGGGTCGCGTTGGCGATCTCTTCGACCATCTTCGGCTTCACGAGGTCGGCGGTGGCCATCGCAATGGCCTTCGGCAGGAAGCCGAAGTTCTTGCGGTAGACCTCCGAGGCCTGGTTGACCAGCGACAGGGCCGCGCCGTTGGCCGGGAGGGCCGCGACGGTCTGGTACTGGGACGGGCCGCCGGTGACCGTGTTCGGGCCGATGAGGGCCGGGTAGATCGGGATGGAGGTCGCGCCGCTGGCCACGTTCGAGGTGACCGTGAACTGCTGCAGCACGCCGTCGCTCGCCTTGGTCACGCGGTTGACCGCGTTCACGCCAGCGATGGTGATGATATCCCCGACCTTGAACGTGCCGGTGATCGCGTTGACCACCAGCGTGGTGCCGGTCTGGCTGGCGCCGTTGACGGTGCCGGCCGTGAAGGTGCCCGTGGTGTGGACGACGACCGTTTGGTCCTCGAACCACTTGAAGTTCAGGGCGTTGTAGACCTGGCCGGTTTCGAACTGGCGGCTGATCTTGGCGGTCGGGTTGAAGAGGCCCTGCATGGAGGCCACCGAGCGCGCCATGGTGAACGGGTCGAGCACGAGGCAGCGATTGTTCAGCGCGGCCGAGCGCTTGGAGAGCAGGGCCCCGCCGTTCAGCACGGTCTCGTTGGTCGGGCTGATGATGGCGCCCGAGCCGTCGACGTTCGAGACGAAGTTGGACACGCCGCCTTCGCACCCGCTGATGATATCGGCCGCGACGTTGCCCGCCAGGTCGTTGATCATCGGCTGCAGCACGCGCTCGGAGTAGTCGTCCAAGCTCATGGTGCGTTCTTGGGTCGAGAAGCTGACGTCGACGCCCTTCTGGGTCGCCAGGGTCAGCGTGACGTTCGTTTCCGTGGTGTCCTGCGGGCTCGCCGCGGTGCCGGTGCGGACCACGTAGTCGTTGGGCAGGCGGATGCGCAGCGCGTTGCCGATCTTCCAGCCGTTCTGGGCGAACTGATCGTCGTACTGGCGGTCGAGAGCCTGGATGAAGGCGTTCGAGTTGCGGAACAGATCAACCGCTTCACGGGTGATCATGTTGATGGTCAGAAGGGTGTTGGACATTTGATCCCCCGGCGCTCGCAGCGCTCGATGAAGTGAAGTCCGACTGCCCGCGCCGGTGTTCAGGGCCGATCAGGGTTTTGGCGAGGGATCCCAGGAACCCGCATGGGCTGCGCGCCAAGAGCGGCCAGGCCAGTGCCCAGCGAGCGGAAGGTATCGCGAGCGCATCTGGATCACAAGAGGGCACGAAAAAGGCCCCGGTGGGGTGCCGGGGCCTGCCGTTCGTCGGGTGGTGCTGTCTACCAGCCGCCGCGGGCTTCGTGGCGCGCCTGGCGCTGCTTGGCGCGGATTTGCGAGTACTCCTCCTCGCTCATCTTCTCCAAGTCCGGCGCCGGGGTAGTGCTGGTGTCGATGGTCTTCGGCGGCCGGTGGGTGGTGCCGGCGCGGCTGGGCGCGGGTGTACCCCCCGGAGCCTTCTTCACCTGCCGGTCCATCTTGGCCAGTTCCAGCGCCAGGTCGACGGGGTCGCCTTCGAGGATCTCGGAGAAGTGGTCGAGGTTCTTCGACAGCGCGTTGATGACCTCGGCGCCGTTATCCAGCTTGGTCAGCGCCTTGAAGAAGTCCGGCCGCTTGGCGAGATCCTCACCCACGGCCTCACGCAGCGGGCCCAGGCGCTCGGTGAACTTCGGATCAAGCTCGACGGCCTTGTCGTAGATCACGTCGACCTTCTGGTTGAGCGTGGTGACACCCGCCCGGCGCGCTGCCTCGGCTTGGAACTCGGCCTCGGTGTAGACGCGCGCTCCGGGCTGGGCGGTCGTGGTGCTGGTCGAGGTATCGCCACCGCCATCCCCGCGGCCAGCCAAGTCCTTGAGGGCCTCGTTCTCCTCGGCCAGCGCCGCAGCGCGCGCCTCGGCCGCCTTGGCCGCCGCCGTTACCTTGGCGAGGCGCTTCACCTGCCAGGGCACACGAGCGGGCTGCTGGCCCACCTCGTCCTCGCCGTCTTCACCGGCAGCGGCCTCCGCGCCTTCAGCAGCGGCCTCCGATTCCTCACCGGCCTCGCCCTCGGCGTCGTCCTCGCCGCCAGCGTCGTCCTCACCGTCTTCCCCGGCGGCTTCTTCCGCGCCCTCGGTGGAGGTCTGGGACTCGGCGCCCTCGTCATCCGGGGCGCGGGTGATCATGGGGCCCCGCAGTTGGAGCCAGCGTGCGTAGTTCATGGGGTCCTACCTCTTCGGAATGTTCGCGGTGATGGTCTGGGCCAGAGCGGCCTCGGGGGAGAGTTTGCGCGGGTTGACGAGCGTGTCCAGCCGCAGGGCGTCGTGGATATCGGCTTTCACCTGCTCGGACAGGTCTTTGCGGCCCAGCAGCGCGGTCATGGCGCCGCGCGCCGTGTCGATGAACTCGTGCCACCGGGCTTCCACGAACAGGTCTTGGTCCGGCCACGCCTTGTAGAAGTCGTTGGCCGCCTTCCTGGCGTTCGGGTGGAGCTTGCCACGGTACTTCTGCCCGGTGGCCATCTGCTCCCAGAACTCACCGGCGATGCCGCGCGCGGCCTTCGCGATGGCGTGGTGGGTGAAGTGGCGGCCGACGTCCGGCTGGTTGATCAGGCTGGCGTTCATCACGCGCTCCCCACGGTCTGCATGGCCCCGAGGTCTTCCCCGGGGACGGTATCGGGCTCCACGAGGACGCCCATCTCGTCGGCGCCAACCGACACCCACGCGCCGCGGCGGTCAAGCATGGCCTGGCCAGCGGTCTCAGGGACGGGCGCCATGTTGCCCACGAAGCGGAAGCGGGTGGAGCAGGCCGGGCAGAACACCTGCAGGTGCACCGCCCAGATGGTTCCCCCACCCGCGCCGCCGTTGACGAGGGTGTAGCACACCGCGTGCGGTATCGGGGCCGGGTGGGGGCAGCCGCTCATGGCTAGGCGTAGACCGTCAGGCGCGCGGCCTCGGTCCCCGTGGTCGTCTCGGGCCCGTTCTCGCCCTCCACAACTTCGCCCCCGCCCGTGACGCGCTCCACCGTGTAGCCCAGCAGCGCGCCGGGGAACGGCGGGTCGGCTTCGGCCACCTGGGCCCGCACCTCGTCCCAAGCCATCGAGACGTCGATGGGATCCACCAGACCGTCGCTCAGCGGGTAGTCGGCCGAGCGGGCCATCGTGAAGCCGTCCGGCGGCACCGTCAGCGCGGGCACGGAGGTGGGGTTCACGTCGTACCGGCCAGCGGGCAGGCCGGCCAACTCGAGCCGGATGGCGCTCTGGATGGCCTCCGAGAAGCCGAGGCGCTCCTTCAGCGCGTAGCCCATCACCGGCCACAGTTGCTTGACCGCGTCCTCGTAGGCGAACGTCGCGCCCTTCTCGGCGTCGAAGTTCTCAGGGCTGGCCGGTGCCGACTTGCCGATCACGCTGTAGCCGTTCTTGGTGATCAGGAAGCACACCGTCAGAAGCTCGGCGCCGGGCGGGACGGGCATCCCCATGCCGCGCAGGGCGTCGGCCAGCACGAAGGTGTGGCGGGCGATGATGTTGGACTCGATATCGGCCACGGACACGCGCGGGGCGTGGGCTCCCCGGGCGGACAGGGCTTCGGAGGCAGCAAGGGCGTCTGTGGTCATAGGGCTTTCCAATCTCCAGGCAGGACGACGGTGTGAGGGTAGGGGCTGGTGTCGACGTAGATCAAATTGCTTTCAGTCTCGCGAGGCACAAAGCTGTACACGCCAGGCCCGAGGTCGCGGCGCGGCGCGAACTCCACATGCCGCTCGACGTAGTCTCTGGTGGAGGCCTGCGACCGCCGCCCCATCTCGCCGGGCACATAGCCGGTCAGGGGCACGGGAGGCATGGGGAGCGCGTTGGCCATCTGATCCTCCTCGGTGACGCCTGGCGAAGCGGGCTCAACATGCCCGTCGCCAGCGCGTCACGCAAGGGTCAGGCGGCCGGCGGGGGTTCCGGCGGCGCGCCGTCGATGGCCGGACCACCCATGGCCTGCGGGATGGTCTCGGGAATGTCCTCGTAATTGTCGGTCGAGAGCGCGGGCATGAGCGCAGCGCCGCTGTCCGAGGTGGTGATCGCCTCCACGATGACCTCGCGGACCAGCGCGCGCAGGCCTTGCGGATCCAGCCCGAGCGCCTCCTTGAGCGCCGAGAGCCGCTTGGTCTGGGAGTCGTAGGCCGCGACCGCGTTCTTCTCCTGGGCGGTCAGTTGGTCGACGGACTTGTCCTTCAGTTCCTTCGCCATCGTGGTGAGGGCGTCCATGGCCTGCTGCAGTTGCCCCTGCAGCGCAGCCACCTGCGGGTTCTCCCCCTCGTCCAGAGCTTGCGCCGGCACCATGCGCTTCAGGCGGCGCGCGATCTCGTCGGCGCCGGGGAAGTCGGCCGCCTGGAACACGAGGTCCCCGATGATCGACGTCAGTTCTTGGTTCTGGGACAGGATCATGGTCCCGGCCTCGAACGCCTCCTGGCGCTTGGTGGCGAAGGACTTGCCCACGTCGGCCTCGACCTCGTAGCGGCCCACGTTCGGGTTGAAGATGGTGACCTTCTGGTCGGTCTCCGTCTGCTCGGAGTCGACCGCGCCCTTCAGCTTCGGGTCGATCTTGATCGCGACCTCGTTGCCGTCCTCGCCGCGGTAACGCATCACCCGCTCGGTGTCGTAGATTTTCGGGATCAGGTCGATGAAGATTTTGCCCGTGTACCTGATCGCCGTGCTCTGGTGATCGAGGTAGTGGAACGTCGCCATGTCGCCTTCGCGCCGGCGCTCGTTGATGGCCTTTCCCGACCGCTCGTTCGAGGGCGCGCCCATGTCGGCCTGGTACTGGCCGGAGACCATGCGCATCCACTCGGCGGCCACGTTCATGCCTTCGAGGTAGAGCGGGGCTCCCGTGGGCGGCTGCGGGCGCTGCGGGTTCGGTAGCTGGTTGCCCTGCTCGTCCCAGGCGTTGAACGGCAGCACCGAGTGGTTCTCGGTGTTGGCCGTCGACCAGTACTCGTCCATGTAGTCCTCGATGGCCTCCATGGGGGCCACCCACGGGACCTTCGTCTGCAGCGCGCCGTACTCGATGAAGGCCGCGGCGTTGTAGTTGAACATCCGCTGGGCGTCCTTGATCGCCCGGGTGTGGCCCTTGCGGTCGAGCACGCCGTCGATGCAGGTCTCCTCACCGATCACGCGGACGATGGGGATGTAGATGCCCGGCCAGTCCTCCTCCTCCACGACCTTGTTGCCGAGGATGGTGATCGCCTCGACCTTCCAGACCGTGATCTCGCGGGTCTTCGTGTCCTCGTCATCGAGGATGGCCTTGCGAAGCTGGGCAGGAATCTCCGACAGCCGCGCCTGCGAGCGCTCGGCGGTCAGCGGGTTCATGTAGGAGATCAGCGTGTCCTTCGAGGGGACCTTCCGCCAGTACTCGGCCATGCGGACGTGATCCGGCGAGATCCACGTGTCGTCGCCGTTGAAGCTCGTGTTGGCCAGGTCGTCCGCGTACTTGGGATAGCGGCGCTTGGCCTCGTCCTTCGGCACGAGCACGGTCACGAAGGCGAACCGCATGTCCGAGCCGTCGACCTCGTTGATATCCGGGTCGAGGTAGATGAGCAGCGGATCCTTGACCCGGCGCACCATGATCTCAAGGTCGAAGGTGTCGTCGGCCGCGTAGCCGGTCATCACGCGCCAGTAGCCGATGCCGCCCTGCACCGCGTGCTTGAGGCCGTGCTGGTAGGCGCTGTCCGCGTTCGAGCGGTACTCGATGGCCCGCACCACGCCCATGAACGCCTCGGCGCTCTCGTAGGTGGCCTCGCCGCCCGTGGGGATGATCTTCACCCCGACCTTCGCCTGGCGGGCGTCGTTCAGAATGTCGAGGTTGTGCTGGCGGGTCTTGTTGATCGTGATGATCGGCTTGCTGTCCGTCTCCCGCGGCGCGCGGATATCGTCCGGCCACTGCCACAGGTTATCGGAGTCACCCTCCGCGAACTTCACGTCCTCTTTCCAGAGCGACCGCGCCTTGCCCTCCCAGGCCTCGCAGCGAGCAAAACGCTTCTGCGCCTCCTCAAGGATGGCGGCGTGGCGGGGGTCCTGGCCAGTCGTGGTCGCTGGCAGGTTGGTGGAGTTGCTGGCCATCTTGCCCCCTCTAGCGCGCCATCCACGAGCGCGGCGACGGCGCAACTCTACTACGCTGATGCGCCTTCGGCCTATCCCCCTTGGGTTTGTCCTCTCGGAGGGCCACGCCCATGTACCTGAAGGCGTCGGCGCCGTTCGATGACCAGTCGTGCACGGGGTTCTTCGAGCGGGTGCCGTCGTCCTTCACATCGTAGTGGTACTGGCGCAGCGCGTTCACCCCGTCGCCGGCGTCCACCTCGTGGAAATAGCACTGCGGGAAGATGGAGCGGGCGGCCTGGATACCCTCGGCCACGCCCAGCTTCGGGACGATCTTCACCTTGAACCCGGCGTCCTCGGTCTGCTGCCGGGTGGTGCGCTTCGACTGCAGGCGCTTCTCGTCGGCGTCGTGGGGCATCCACATGGTGCCGAAGATGTAGCCCTCCTCGCGCTCCAACCGCTTAAGCTCTTCGAGGTAGTGCGAGATGTGGAAGCCGTTGTTCGCGTAGTAGCGGATCACCCGGTTCTCCAGCCCGAACAACTGGACGAACCAGATGGCCGTCAGGTCGGAGCGGCCGAGGTCCCAGAAGCACTGCACCGGCTTGTGGGGCACGAAGGGGATGCGGCAGATGCGGTCGTGCTTGGTGGCGTCGCGAAGCTCCCGGGCGTAGACGGCGCCTTCCAGCGCGGCCAGGCAGTGCCCCTCGTAGATGTGCAGGTATTTGTCGTAGTCGTCCCGCCGCATGCGCTCCATCGAGACGCGCATCACGTCGGGGAACCACGGGTTGTCGTACCAGTTGATCTTGACGACGATGGCCTCTGGCGGCGGCGCGTTCTTCACGAACAGCTTGTAGAGGTAGTCCGTCTCAAGCTCGGGGTTGAAGCTCACCCAGATTTCCGACCCCGGCTTGCGGATGGTCGGCTCCAGCTTGTCCCAGGAGGCTTCGAGCACCCCGTGGGCTTCCTCGATCCAGCAGACGTCGACGCCCTCGGTCGACTTCAGCGCGTCGGGATCCGACAGCCCCTTGAAGGTGAAGAGCGTGCCGCCAGGCCCACGGATTTGGTCATCGAGGACGCGGTACTTGCTGCTCAGCCCCAGAAGCTCGATCTGGTCCTTGAGCAGTTGGTGCACCGACTCCTTCATGGAGGACTGCACCTGGCGCGTGCACAACACCCGCAGGCCCGGCTCGTTCACGCCGCGGATGAGGAGGGCTCTGGCGATCGCCCAGGACTTCGCCCCGCCCCGGCCGCCGTAGACGACCTTGAACCGGGCTTTCTTGCCCAGCAGGAAGTCCAGCTTGCGGGGGAACTTGGCGCGGACGGTCACACCGCCGGC